TTAGATTAAATTTATTGTGTTTATAAGCTCTTGAATTTCAATGTGAGTATATACTTTTTCGGTTAAATTCATTATTGATTTATGACCGACTATTTTCTTAATAACTGTTTGATTAGCATTTTTTTGCACAAGCTGACTTATACAAGTATGACGAGTTTCGTGTATAGTATGATTCATATCTAGACTAATCATGAGATTATTGAAATAATTTTTTCTAAAATTATCATATGTCATTCTTTTGCCATCTTCGGTACAAATTACATATTTACATGTTGAATGTTCAAGGAAATACCTCCAAAATGGAAGGACTTTATCAGCTATCGGAACGATTCGTATACCTGAGTCAGTCTTAGATGCACGAACATAAAAATATTGTTCATCAATATGTAAGTCTTCCTTTGTTAAGTTCAGAAGTTCTGAAACTCGAACACCACTATATATTAGCATAAGCACTATTTTTAAGCTATCTATTTTCTGAGCTTTCCAAAGCTGATTTATTTCTTCTGTCGAAAATGCATTTTTGGGCTTAGAATCGTATTTCACATTGATTTTCAAACATTCTGCGTAATTTTTCTTTATGCAGTCGTGTTGTATGCACCAGCGGAACATTTTATTAAATAAGATATGCACTCTTTTAACACTTGCATAACTCAAATGTAAGTTGTCTAATACATTTTGCATATGAATAGGTCTTATATCTAACATTTTCATATTATGAAGTATTTCGCAGTTTTTATATGCAGCTTCGTAGTTTCGCTTTGTAGACTTGTTCGTGTCTTCGTTGAATTCATCCGCATACCATTTTTTATAGATTTCGGCAAAGGTTATCTTTCCAAGCTCAAGGTCATATGGATTGAAGTTATAGTCTGCCAATGCTTGTAAAGCTTGCTGACGAGTAGCGTAATAGCCTATGATAGAATATAACTGTTTGCCATTATCGTCATAGCCTCTTGTTTTTCGTGCAATGTATGGCTTTCTTCGTTTTCCAGAAAGTTTATATACACTGCCATATCCGTTTGGTAATCTCATATTAACACTCCTTTTCTTAAAAAAGAGTGCAAAAATCCCTTGTAAACTCCACTTGAAAAATTTACAAGGGTATGATACAATATTTTTGCGAAATTCGTATCATTGCACCCGTTGTAATGATTCCCGCTCTCACTGATTGGTACTCGATGGGAGCGGTTTTTATATGTTTATATGAATTTTGCAGCTATATGATTTATCATTTTTATTGACTATTATTTCAGTTATTATTCCTTTTGGAATTCGGCCACAATCCATCAGAGGAGCAATCTTTTCTGCAAGCTCTGATTTTATATATCCAATGTGTTGATAATCACATATGACTTTTATTGCATTCTTATCATATTCATTTTGAGGTTCACGCACAAAAATTAACTTGTCACCTTTGTGTAATGCTGGTAATATAGCCTGTATTTCTTTGCCTTTGTCATTAGTACATTTTACACCAGCAATTCTCGTATCTATTGAATATTTATTTTTATCAATAGTAATTGTTTGAGTTGCATTATTTTTCATGTATGATAATTGAGCAATGATTTGCTGTGCAAGTCGTACTGTATTGCTATATGTAGTTGATGATGTATTGACAGCTTCGGATATTAAGATGATAGATACCAATGGGCTGTTTGCATCATTAACCCTAATATTAATAGACATATTATTGACTATAGACTCTTTTTGAGCTGTACCTGCTCCAACAACCGCTCCTGCTGTACCGAATAATAAACCTCCAACAACAGCTCTTGTAATACCATTTTTTGTTTTATATTTTGTACCATTTTGAATAATTTCAAAATTTACTATATCAGAATAACGATAAGCTCTATCATATCCATAAACATACCAGTATTTTTTTCTTTCATCAATATATAAATTGCCAAGCTGCTTAGTTGTTTTATACTTACTATACCATACTTTTTGCATTACTTTTTGTGCGTTATAGCGTATGTTATTGTTTTTTAGATTGAATATGATAAGTAAAATAAAAGGTAATATACAAGCCAATATAATTAAAACAATTACTAAATCTCCCATAGATACATCTCCTTAATTCAATTTTTGCTTTATAAAATCATCAAATTGCTGTCGCACTTTGCGCTCTAGTGGATGAAAATAATATTTGTTTCTTGCTTCGAGTACTGCCATTCGCTCTGCACGATTTTTCGCCGCTGACATAGATATATTACATACTTCTGCTATTTGTTCAGCAGTTGTTGCGTGTAGTTCGTGCAAAACGCAGGCTGGGGCAAGTAACCGAGCGGCAAACATATCTGCGGCTTGTTCTACTTCTGGTTTGTTATCGAATGTTCGAGCATAATAGCCTTTTTTTAGTTCGTGGCCAAGGAATATGTGGCCAAATTCATGAGCTATCGTGAAACGATTCACAGAAGTCTTAATATTATCATCATAAACAATAAGCCATTTGTCTCCGTCATAAACTGATATTCCACGCTCAGTTGCCCTAAGCAAATTTACAACACTATTTTTAACTATTTGTATATTTGATTTATTTGCTATTGACACAAGACTTATAGGCAGCTTTGTTATATTATAATCAATTATGCATTGCCAACTTGCGTTTCTTATATTTTTATATTTGCCATATATCAAGTTTTGTCACCTCAAAGGTAGTATACCCTTTGAGGTGATTTTTTATTTAATTAAATTATAAATCTTCATCTGTCATTGGAGCGTTTTTTAATTTTTCCAATACATCTTTTGACATTTTTACAATTTCATCTTCATGGTTATCTTCCGAATGTGCAGCCCTATATACTTTTACTGTTGTGCAACGTTCGTATTCTTTGTCAAGTATTGTATCAATAACATCTCGTCCAAAATCATCTAACGCATAATATTTTTGTGTAAAACTTGGTGGCATATTTTTTTTGCTTTGCTCTCGAAATTCATTGTAGAATTCTTCTGGGTCACAGTCAAGATATTCACATATTTGCAAAAATTTTTCAATTTCAATTTTGGTATTATCTCGAAGTATCATACTACTTAATGTAGTTTTAGGTATTCCAACAGCTTCAGCGAGCTCAGCCTGTTTTATGCCTTTTTTATTCATTTTTTCCTCTAATAATTTCCCGAAGCCCATTTTACCACCTCACTTTATTTTAATTATAATACAAAGAATTTATAAAATCAATACAAATATACGAAATTGCGTATAAATATATTAAATTTGTACGAAATATATAAATTTTAAATTTGTCTTTGTGCAAAGAGTAGAAAACCGAAAATGCGTACAAAACTACTTGTTTTTGTACGAAAATGAGTATATAATATATTTACAGAACGAAAAAGCGTTCAAATTCTAAAAAAATAAAGCGAAAGGAGAATTTATATGTATATCAATTTAAATGAATGTTTAAAAAGAAAAGGTATATCAATAAATGCAGCGGCAGCATTAGTCCATATGCCGGAAGCAACATTTCGTACAAAAGTTCAGGAACGTAGCTTTAGTATAGAAGAAGCTTTTATAGTAAAAGATAACTTGTTTCCAGAATTGGAACTCCGATATCTTTTCGAAAAGCAATAAAATGTTTCAAAACGATTTGAACATGAGAGGGGGTGAGATGAAATGCAGACAGTGGTAATTATCGTTTTGACAGTTCTGTTGATATTAGCTATATGGAAAATACTTAAATATAAAATGGGTTTACGACTTATTACCTATTACATTGAGAAGCACAATATACAATTAGATAACGTAGAAATGCAAAAGTGCAAGAACGAGATAGTCAAAATTTTGACATCAGAAATTTTGCATAAAAAGAAATAAGCAATGCGAAACTTAAAAGCTTCACGCTGCCTATTACAAAATCAGGTTGAATTTGATGAATCAGGAAGATGAATATAGTGATTAATCGTATCGGTTAAAATTGTACTTGTTACTGATTTTATAATATCAACAGATATTGTACCGATATTTTTAAACACAGATTTTGACTTATCCCAAACGGTTTTAGGGCGAATTTGTTGTAAAAATTGATGTCCTGAATAAGTAATGTTGAAAATTACACCATCAACAATACGCCCATCTCCAAATAAAAAATTAGCGTCTAAGAACCCTGCTTGCTCGAGATTATAAGCACTGTAAAAAATATCTTCTACACTATAATCATCAGATAAAGCCTGATACAGATTGTCAATGTTCATACTTTCAATAGAGATAGTACCGTCAGAGTATTCACAAGTTAAAATCTCTTCAAGTTTTAAAAGAACATCTCTGACACAATCGTAATTCAGTTTCATAGCATTGCACCTCGCTTTCAATTATTTATATTGAAATTTTACTGCAAGGATATATAAAATTCAATACTTTTTATAATTGTTTGTGAGGAAAATATGCACTCAAGTAAGAAAAGTGAGAGGGGTGAGGAAAATAGTAATATTAGGAACAACCTTATTAGTAGTTATTGTTTCTGCTCTTTCTTCTTTGATAACAGGTAAAATAATAGCCGTCTATTTCTTTAAGATAATAGACAACTTCGCAGAGCAAATGTTGGAGATGATTATGGATTTGGTTTCTTATTGGGTAAAGGGTTCAGGCAAACAGAAATAAAGGTATTCCCTAATGGAGTTAATTGAACCACACCCTTTTCATAATTTAAGTCATATTTTTTTGTTGGTTATCTCAGAATATTTGTCACTAACAATAGGTTGTTTAATTAATAAAAGGAGGTGAGGTTATGTCTTCAAAAAGAATAAGCGTAGCTGAGGCGGCAAAGATAATGGGCGTGAGCCCACAGTTTGTAAGAATAGGCTTGCAAAGAAACTTGTTGCCTTTTGGTTTTGCAACTAATATGGGCGGTGGTTGTAGATATACATACTACATAAACCCAAAGGAATTTCAGGAATATCTTGGATTAAATAATGCAAACCAAATATAGACAGTTAATATCCAGACGTATGGACAAAAGGAAGTAGTTTAAATGCGCGTAATAATAGCTAAATGGCGTGGAATCAGTATGCAATATTGCCAGGATAGTAATAAATACATAGTGACAGTAAAAAGTACAAGCAAAGAATATGACAATCCTCTCGAGGCATGGAGCACTTATCTAACACTAATAGATATTGCTGGACGCAGATACATTGGCAATATGTTATCTAAACAAGGTAAAAACAGATATACAGGCGAAATTTCAGAATTATGAAAAATGACGGTTATAAATATAGGGTATGTAAAAAATGTTCTAACAAATGGAATATAAGCGTGCTTACTAAAAGCACTAAGTGCTATATATGCCCATGTTGCGATAAGAAACTGAAAAGAGGCGAGAAAAACGGGTAAATTTAAATATTTTCGCAAGAATATTTGCTTAAAAATCAAAAAGAAAGTTGCAAAGAAAAAAGCTACAAAGTTAGAAAAGAAGATGAATAAGCTGGCAGCTAAGGCTGATAAGATTTGCAAAAATCGCTATGATTTTGAGATGCTTGCAGACAAAATATACCAAAAGCGAGATTATCGTATTTACATGAGTAAATTCAAACCATGTAGTTATAAATTCGATGAGTAAAAGGAGAAATAACAATGTCAGAAATAAAAGAAAAATCCGCCCCAGAAGTTGCAGCTTCGGGAGCGGAAACAAAAAGATTTATGAAAAATTCTAATTCTATTTTAGAACAAGCAAAACAAAAAATCAAGTCTTTTGAAGCAAAAAAACTTGGTCAAAAGGCTAAAGTTATTGCAGAACCTACTGCAAATGCACTCATTGCATTTTGTGAACAATCAGAAGAATTTGCAAGAGCCGTTATTGATGGTGATGATTTTATTAATTGTCTTATCACGATTTCCGAAGATTTTGGCAATGCCGTTTCAGATTTTGAAGTTTACAGCAAAGCTGTTCAGTTTTATTTTCCAGGAGCAGTTATTAAGTTTGATATGAAAATTCTAATGTCAGAATATGAATTAGAGTCTACATCTAACAAAGAAAACCTATCACTATCACTTGATAGTCTTCTTGATTGGTGAGGTGGCAGTATGATACCTAATGCTAATAGCCTGCTTGAAAACTTACCAAGAATCAACAGAGAACAAGAAAATGCCATAGCAGATGAATTTCCCCAGTATGCTTTTTATGAACGCATAAAAAACGGTGTTGAATATTACTGCACCAGCTGTCACCGATGGCAGAAAAATTCATCAGATATGCGTACCTTCTCCGTTCCAGCTATATGGAAACATAATCAATTATATACTTGCCCATATTGCGGAAAGCAAGTTGTTGCAAAATCTGCTGGCCGAGGTCATAAAACTTTAAAAAACAAAGGGCACTTTATAGTTTATACAGCTTACAAACAAAGGCTATATGCTTTTGTTATAAAAGCTTATCAATCCTTTTGCAATGAAGAGTTTGAGCCTGATTATTATCTTAGTAATCAATATCTCTATGTATTTAAAAAAAATCATATGCAAAGATTTAACTGGACCTACGATAGCAATTTGCGACATAATATTTGGCATCCTTTAAAAACAGACAAAGGCTTACCACAATGGAGCTATATGACAAATACAGGTTATGAGGACTCAATAGCAATAACCCCTGAACAGATATATGAAACAGATTTAAAATATAGTGAAATGGAAACATTTTCGAGTAGAGCATATACACAAATAGAATATCTAATCAAGTATATTAAGCACAATAATCTTGAATATATCGTAAAAGCAGGCTTCCTTGGCATTGCGAATGATATTGTGTTGGGATTGAGCAATTCAAAAATAATCAAATGGAAAAGCAATAATTTGCTTAAAATGCTTGGAATAAGAAAGCAAGACATAAACCTTGTGAAATTATGCAATATACAAGAATTAAAAGTGTATCAATACGCTATAAAAAATATGCCTAATGCTGATAACATAGCTGAAATTGTAAAAATAATTTATAGATTTGGAATTGATTATATAGAAGAAATAAAAAATTTAACGAATCTAAGCATGAACCAAATTTTCAGCTATGCCAAGACAATACAAAGATTATCTCAATGGAAAGACTATCTTTATATGGCAAGTAAATTGCCTGGAGGTATTGGAGGTATTGGAGAAATTAAGCCTAAAAATTTACAAGCTGCTCATGACAGAGTGTTAGCAGAAAGTAATTTCCTCGCTAAAAAGCATCAAGAAGAGCAGATACAAAATCGTTTTAAGCAATTACAACCATTATTATTTGAAACAAATGAGCTTATTATGAAAGCCCCTGAAAGCGGAACGGAAATAATACTTGAAGGCAAGATGTTGCAGCACTGTGTTGGCGGTTATGTTCAGCGTCACGCTGATGGAAAAACAAATATTTTATTCATACGCAAAAAAGATGAGCCAGATATGCCTTATTTCACAGTCGAGGTTAGCAATGATTATCAGATTATACAGTGTCATGGCTACAAAAATGAGGCCACTTGTGCTAAACCAGATGAGATTATTGATTTTGAAAAACGGTACACTGATTTTTTGGAGGAATTAAAGAATGAGCGAAATCAAAGAAATGCAGTCTGCATCAAAACAGCCTGATGTGTTATCAAAACAATATATTGAAGCGAGCAAATTACATCAACATATAATTGCTTCCGCCGAGCTTGCACAGCAGAACATTATCGAAATGTGTCAAGGACTCAAAAAAATGCGTGATGGTAAAGCTTATACTGCTTTTGGCTATGAAACATTTGAAGATTATTGCGAGAACATGGTTGGTATGAAACGCAGCAATGCTTATAAATACATAACCATAGTAGAAAATCTATCGGAGGATAAAATCCAGACGTATGGACAAATCGGAATAAGCAAATTATCCTTGCTTGCGAGTTTGTCTCATGTTGAACAAGATGAAATCGTTAATGTTGTAGATGTAAACAATGTTAGTTATCGAGAACTTCAAGCGAAAATTAAAGAAATTGAAAAGCGCAACAATGAACTTGAAAACAAGTATGAGCAAACAACGCTCGAATTGTCTACCGCCAATGAGCGAATAGAAGAACTCGAAAACCGTCCGGTTGAAGTGTCTGTACAGGAAGATACAGAGTCTAAAAAACGAGCTGAAGAACTTGAAAAGCAACTTAGTACAGCTCAAAAAGAAAATGAAAAGCTCTCCGAAAGTGTTACTAAGCTTAAGGATGAACACGCAAAAGCAGAAGCAAAGCAAAAAGAAGACTTTGAAAAAGAACATTTGAAAATCAAACAACAGCTTCAAGCTGATAGAGATGCTTTCAATCAGCGAATTAGTAGTTTGCAAAATGAGGTTGAAAAAGCACGCACCGAAAACAAGCATTCTGATGCTGATAACAAAGAAATTTTCAAAGCTTATTATAAAAACTGTATTGGTGCATTTAATTCGATGATTGAGTTTGTTAATAATATATCTTCCGATGAGGCTAAGTTTTGTAGTGAGAAAATCAAAATACTTATAAAATCATTTGAGGACAAGCTGGAGGTATTGTGATGAGTTGGCTTGATGAAGAAATTGAAATAAACGGAACTAAAAATACAGTCAGAATGTGGCTGAGAATATCAGGTCTTAAATATGATACTGTAAGAGAAAGATATAAAAAAGGTAAAACGGGAGCGGACTTATTCGCTTCGGTTGACATTAGAAATATCAAAATCCAGATTCGCAATGAGGTTCATACAGTAAAAGAATGGGCGAAAATAAGTGGCTTAGACGAAGAAGTAATAAAGGCTCGCTATTATAAAGGAAAGCGTGGCATAGACTTAATAGCTCCAACACAAAAGAATAAGATTTGGGGAAAATGGTACTATCGAGGTATAACAGCTAAAGCGAAAACTCGACAGTCAGCAGGAAAGATAATCATTGAAACATGGTAAAGAAAAAATCCGAGAGCGGAAAAACCGTTCTCGGATTACTCATAGGAGGATATTATGACAAGTCAAGAACTTAAACAAGCACTTGTAAATAGAAAACCAGTTATATTTAAACGAGTGAATGGTGACAGGTTGGAATATGCCTATATTTCTGGCATTATTTATCGTATGAAGAATGGTAAGCTTGATGTTTCTGCGGAACTTATGGATAAAAGTCTTCATTCAGTCACTATTGTAAGTCCAAGTCAAGTATCATATCTGAATAAGGAGGAATAGTGTTGAATAACAACGATAATGTAAATCACCCTGTGCATTACGAAACTGGAAAGTTTGAGTGCATAGAGGTAATGCTCGAAACTCAGGGAAAAGAAGCGGTACAGAACTTCTGCATTTGCAACGCCTTCAAATACCTTTACAGGCATAAGAACAAGAACGGTAATGAAGATATTGCAAAAGCAGTCTGGTACTTAAATAAATACCTTGAATTGCAAGAAAATTAAAATTATAAACGAAATTATCTAAGATGAAAGAAGGAAAAATATGTCAAATCTTATGGACATTACAGTCAAAAAAGAGATACGCCCATGTATTGTTGATGGTTCAACACCAGCACTGTTTCATTGTTGGAGCGAAGAAAGTTACATACACATAGCCGTTTTGAAAGAAGATGTTTCTGGCGTAGTTAAAGGTACAGTTGGAATTTTGGAGTTTAAGGACGGACATATTGAAAAACGCAAACCAGAGGATATCCAATTTACAGATAAGCTGTTTTCGCAGTATATAGGAAAATAAAAAGCTCGTCCGCTCCGAACGGACGAGCCAAAAGTGACATATAAGCCACTTGCTGAATGCAATTAAATTATATCATAGCAGTGGTAATTCGTCAATATAATACGGGCATAATGCCCATTGGGGTCTTGTATTGTATATTATCTTATCGACGATATAAGGAGTACACTGAAATGATTAGACAGCAAAAAACAAAATCAGGCAGATTGTTAGAGATAGATTCTTTTCCTGTCTGGAATGATGGAAGGAGGGTAAGCTCAAGAGCACCAAAAGCTAAACCATCTACAGAGGAACAGAAGAGATACAACAAAAAACAAGCTGAGAAAAAGCTCATACGCTTAATCAATGCAAATTTTGATGAAGATGATATAATTATGCACCCAACCTACGAGCCAACTAATGCTCCACAAGATGAAAAGCAAGCTCGTAAAGATTTAACAAATTATTTCCGCAGGCTTAAAACTCGAAGACAGAAAGAATTAGTGAAGGTTAAGGAAGCTCTGAAAGCTTTGCCAGAAATAGAAATTCTTGCAGAGCAAAGAGAAGAATTGCTTAAACAAAAGAAAAAGTTAGAGGCTCCTTTTAAGTACATATATGTCATTGAATGTGTTACATACAAAACAGGAGAATTGAAAGGCTGTAATAACTATCATTTCCACATAATATTTACTGGCGGTATTTCAAGAAAAGAACTTGAAGCAATGTGGCAGAATGGAATCAGAACAAACGCAGACCGTTTTCAGCCTGATAAGTTTGGACCCGAAGCTATTGCTAAATATATGCTTAAAGACCCACAAGGTTCTAAACGCTATGTCTGCTCGAGAAATCTCGCGAAACCAAAAGTTACGATTCAAGATAATAAAATTACAACTCGTGGATTGGCAAGAATCGCAAGGGAAAGATTAGACGATACAGCATATTGGGAGCGGAAATATAAGGGGTATCGCTTTGTTAAATGCTATGCAAGATACAATGAGTATAATGGGTACTGGTATATGTCGGTCATAATGTATAAGACAGACGGACAAACAGTACCACGATGGGAGGTAAAAGATTGGTTAGACGATTAACAAGTAAAGAATTGACTAAGAGAATCATCAAAGAAAAACAGAAAATATTGCATTACAATGCGTGAATTGTAGAGCGATGTACGAAATCAAGAGTAAGTTTTCTGATGGCTGTATATGTTCTTCTTGTGGTTTGCCTTGTAAAGCAATAGGCTTTTTAAGTTCTGCAAAATTACATAAAAGTCACACACAGCACGAAGCCGCCGAGCAAGAAGCTTTATTCCGTTGGGCATCATATCAATATGGGATATATCCAGAGTTGCGGCTTATGCATCATATTCCAAATGGCGGAAGCAGAAATAAACAAGAGGCTGCAAATTTAAAAAAGCAAGGTGTTAAATCAGGAGTGCCGGACATATGTTTGCCAGTTCCTCGTGGAAAATATCATGGACTATATATCGAGATGAAAGCAGGCAAAAATAAAGCAACAGACAATCAAAGCAAATGGCTTGAAGCGTTAAACAATCAAGGGTATGTTGCTGTAGTTTGTGTTGGCTGTGCTCAGGCGGTTGAAGTAATAACAAAATATTTAAGTGGAGGAAAATAAAATGAGTGATAAAGAAAATAAGAAAATCAATTTTGAAGGCGTTTGTCCGTTCTGCGGACAGGTTTCACTTAATGAAGAATGTAATTGTGACGGTGCTCAAAGAGAACGAAAAATTCAAAGCCAAATACAGCGTGCTACAGATACTATTTATGAACTATTCGGCCCTGATTGTACAGAGAATGGCTATATTCCTATTGCAGATGAAAGTATAAAACTTATGCGTGAAATTGTAGAACAAGTAGCATATTGGAAAATGTACTCTGCTTCGCTACATATTGCTAATGGAATAAAAGCAAAGATTTCGAGAACTGCAAGCGGTAAAATTAAAATTGAGCGTTCTGAAACTAAAAAGCAATCATTAGAAGTTGAAGATTAAAAACAAGAAGATGAGAGCGGAATATGGAGGTGTCTGTCGTGCCCAAACACAGAGATTTAAAGCTTGACAACATATCGAAATACAGATACAGAGAACTATATAACTGGTGTCTACAATATTGGGATTGGCAGAAACCGAAGACGAAAGAACTTTTTGTACAGTACAGAAAGAATTGTGATTTGCTCGAGTTGACATTACATCAAGCTATCATTGAGATATACGGAGATAATACTGAAATAATATATCCGATTATGCTTGAAGCAATAACAAATGAAAATGTTACATACGAATATCTGTCTATAAAAAGAAATATCCCTTGTGGAAAGTACTTGTATTGGAAAATCCGTAGAAGATTTTATTATCTATTGGACAGAAAAAAATAGTATTAGTTTATGCCGCACACTCTTGATATGGTGTGCGGTTTTTATATGCTGAAAATTAGAGTTATTGGTACATACTTTTAGTGTAAAATAGCAATAAACATAATCAGAATACTATAAAACCATATTGAATTTATTAAAAATTCGAGAGCGGAATTAAAGGGTGTTGAAATAATGGCAAGAGTTAAAGCGAAGTCTAAAGACAAAAGGTTAATCATTGCAAAAGAAATGCCTCCGCTTAGGCGAACTTTGCCGGGCGAAAAATATAGTTATAAAAACGATGAAGTTTTTAAATGGATTTCTCAAAGACCGGGATTAATTAATTATGTATTCGACAAGCTTGCAGTAAATGGTTATATTTTCTATGATTCCAAAACAGGCATGTGGCAAGGTGAAAATTATGAAGATGAAAGCGAGTAAGCAGAATGAACGACAACGATAATGTAAATCACCCTACGCATTATACTGGCAAGTTTGAGTGCATAGAGGTAATGCTTGAAACCCAAGGCAAAGAGGCAGTGCAGAACTTCTGTATCTGCAACGCTTTCAAGTATCTTTACAGGCATAAGAACAAGAACGGTGACGAGGATATTAAAAAAGCAATTTGGTACTTGAATAAGTATCTTGAGTTAAGGAGTGACTGGAATGACGGCGAAAGAATATCTGAATCAGGCAAGGGTACTTGATATGCTTATTAACGCAAAGCAGTCGGAGCTTTATAGTCTGAAGCTTATGGCTACATCGATTTCAAGTCCTGTAATTTCAGAAAAAGTCCAATCTGGTGGCGAGAATAATACTATGCGAATCATAGATAAAATAGTAGATTTGCAGAATGAAATAAATCTTGAAATTGATAAGCTTGTAGATTTAAAATCTCAGATAAGAAATGAGATAAAGCAGATAAATGACCCAGTCGAAAGAATACTTTTAACAGAGCGATACATAAATAATAAAAGCTGGATGGAGATAGCGAATATGATGCACTACACTGAACGACAAGTTCATAATATTCACGGCAAAAGCTTAAAGCATTTCAGTAAATTTCATTGAATTTCAGTATGCAAATGAAATATAATTAAACTGTGAGATGAGGGCGGACGAGAGTGTGAAGCTACTATGCTAAGCACTCCACCGCCAACAACTTGCGTACTTCTTTCTATATGTTACGATACGCACCGCCAATGCGGTGCAATACGGCAGCTGTACAGTACAACTCAAAATCTGAGTGAGAGTGCAAGCCTCTAAGCTGCCACCAGTAACTTTGTTGTAGCTATCCGGATAGCTTAGCGTGCATAAGACGATGACAACGACACCCTTATGCCATAATCGCAGATGTACAGCACTTAACCTCAGAGGCTTACTGCGATAGAGGTGACCGCATGAGAGTATGCCGCCCGTCAGGGCGTTACCTGGTCCAAGTGCGAGTTGCATTTTTGCACCTCCTTAGTTATTTTGCATGAGAGCCGTCCAATAGGGCGGCTTTTGTGTTGTTACGAAAAGAGATGAGTTTATGCTTAAATCTTGTCAATACTGTGGCAGAATACATAAACAAGGGGAGGAATGTAAGTTAAAGCCAAAACCAAAGCGAAAATACTATAAGAAAAAACTTACAGAAGAGAATAAAGAGATACAAAGATTCAGGTGGTCTAAGCAATGGCAACATAAGCGTGAATATATAAAAAAGCGTGATAATTATATGTGTGTTGCGTGTTTATTAGGGCTTAGGAATACTGCTAAGAGATTGAATACTGTTGGGCTGTCTGTACATCATATCATACCGATTGTTGTTGATTTTGATAAGCGACTTGATGATGATAATTTAATTACCTTATGCTCGCTACATCATCGTATGGCTGATAATGGGGAAATAGAAGCAGATGTCCTTATTAAAGCAATTACTTAGAACTCCCCCCAAGGTGTTTGACCTTAAATCTTATATAACGGAACACCTAACGCGGAGCCAACAATACACAAACAATTCCCAAAATGAAATTTTGAAAGGAGGCGGTCTGATGGCAAGACCTGCAAAGTCGATAAAAACACAAAGCAGACACAATACAAAAGCTGAAACGAAAGAGCGTGAAGAAGCCGAAAACCGCCTCAAAGGTAATTCAAATATTGAAATTCCTGCGTATCTTACAGAAAATCAGAAAGTCATTTTTGAGTATATAAAGAGTGTCCTCGATAGTGATGGGGCAGATATTCTCGGCCAGCTTGATGTATATATTCTGTCTCAAACAGCTATTACAATAGACAGACTTCGCACTATTGATGAGCAAATAAACTCAATTCCTACATTGATGACAGATAAAGACATCATTTCAGCAAGAAAAGCTTATACACAAGAATTTTTTCGATGTTGCAACGAGCTGAGCCTATCTCCTCAAGCAAGAGCAAAAATAGGAAGCCTTAACCTTAGTAAGAAAAAGGAACAGACGGACCCACTCTTGCAGATTTTGAAAAGAGCTGATAGCTCGTGAAAATTCGGGAACATCAAAGCTATAAATACGCCAGTGAGGTTTGCAAGGGTGAAATTATTGCTCCTAAGTATGTCATAATTCAGTGCAAAGAATTTTTGAAAATTGCTGACGGAAAATCGGAAAAATACTGCATTAACGAAGATACAGTAGATTTAATTGATAATATTTTGAAATTGCTTGTAATGGCAAGAGGTTTGAAAGCACAACAAACAATCTATGAAGCCTTTGCAGGATTTCAATTCTTTCTGATAATCGCCGTACTTTGCACTGTTTATAAAGACAATAAAAATCATAGACGATATGAAACAGCTATATTGGAGATATGCCGAAAAAACGGCAAAACCTTCCTTGTAGCTGTTATTTTTATAATTCTGTTTTTTATAGAACCGAAGTTTTCAAAGTTTTATAGCGTTGCTCCTGACGGTTCACTTTCGAGAGAAGTACAGACAGCTATCAGAGAGATTATTCAGAGCAGTTCTGCACTTGACGGAAAGTTCAAGATTCGCAGAGATGATATACTTTGCATGCTTAATCAAAATGATTACTTTCCGCTAAATTTCTCTGCATCAAGGCTTGACGGTAAATTGCCGAATGCGTTTGTTGCTGATGAAGTCGGAGCATTGACAAGCAATTATCCTCTCGAGGCTATGCGTTCAGGTCAGCTTATGATACTCAATAAGCTTGGTTGTATCATCAGCACAAAGTATCCAACGGTAAACAATCCATTTGAAGATGAAGTTGCTTATGCAAAAAAGGTCCTTGATGGAATTATTCAAGATGATAGTGTTTTCTCATTGTTATATGAACCTGATGAGCCTAAGAACTGGATGTCAGATGATAAGGTGATAATGCAAGGCAATCCGCTTGCTATGGTTGTTCCTGAGGTTATGGAAGACCTTGTAAAAAAGAGGGCTGTCGCAATAGAAAGCCCTCTGAAAAGAGAAAATTTCTTAACTAAACACTGCAATATAATCTATCAGGGCATAGGAACAGAAACATATATCCCTGTCGATGAGGTACAAAAATGTAAGGTTGATAGAATAGACTGGCAAGGTCGGCGTGTGTATTTGGGTGTTGACCTTGCGGAAACAACGGATAATTGTGCCGTGGCTATGGCTTCGCTTGACGATTACGGCAATATTCTTGCTGATGTACTGGCTTTTATACCGGAAGGCAGGATTGATATTAAAAATCGCAGTGAAAAGATTGATTACAGAACATTTATCGAGGCTGGAAAGTGCATAGCTTGCGGAGATAATGTTGTTGACTATGCAGTTATTGAACAATTTGTTTTGGACATTGAAGATACATATGGCGTTGAGGTTTGCGGAATTGCATTCGATAGATACAACGCTATGTCATCTGCTCAAAAATGGGAACAAAAATATACCAATCTTACTGTAGAGGTTAAGCAACATTCGAGCGTACTGCATCCAGCAACAAAGCTTTTGCGTGAAAAGATAATTGATGGTCAGTTTCAATATGAAGAGAATAAATTGCTTGAAATAAATTTTCAAAATGCCAAATGTGTAGAAGACACAAATAAAAATAAGTATGTAAACAAAAAGAAATCAAATGGCAAAGTTGATATGGTTGTGGCTTTGATAAATGCAGTATATTTGCTGAATGAATTTGAAATTTTAAGCGACAGTGCTTGGTCAGTACAAATTTAAAGGTGGTGAAAAAGTGGGAGTATTTCAAAGAATAAGAGAAAAGCGAATGCTTGACAGCAATTCTCTTGCAACTACATTAACAGCAATGCTCGGAGCTGAAAAGGTAACAGAAACGGAAGCAATGAATATTCCGTCCTTAGCTGCCTGCGTTGAGTTTATTTCAAGCAAAGTTGCAGAATTGCCAATCAAGTTATATTGCGAATGTGGTGATGAAACGCAAGAACTTACTGACGATAAGCGAGTAAGCCTGCTTAATGATTCCACAGGAGATTTACTTGATTGCTATCAGCTTAAAAAAGCAGTTGTAAGAGATTATCTGCTTTTCGGAAACGGATACATTTATCCAGAAAGGCATAGAAACCAATTTGTATCTTTAAGATATGTTAAGCAAAATAATGTGAATTGCGTGAAAAATTCGGACCCGATTTTTAAAAAAGCCGATTTTATGATTTATGATAGAAAGTTTCGTGATGATGAGCTTATTCGTGTTTTAAGAAGCTCGACAGATGGAGTTACTGGAACAGGCGTTATTGATGAGGCTAACGAATTGCTCACCGTAATTTATAAAACAATGATTTTTGAAAAATATCTTGTTGTAAATGGTGGCAACAAAAAAGGCTTTTTGAAATCTGCACGAAAACTAAGTGATGAGGCAATGGAAAGCTTGAGAAACGCTTGGAATAAGCTATATAGCAACAACGGAAATAATATGATGCTCTTGAATGATGGCATAGATTTTAAGGAATCCTCGAATACAAGCGTTGAAATGCAGTTGAATGAAAACAAGAAAGCAAACAACGATTATGTATGCGAGATTTTTAATCTATCACCCTCTGTCATAGCTGGAACAGCAAACGATGAATCTTATACCACTGCGATTAAAACGGCTGTAATGCCTGTTATAAGGGCTTTTGAAACAGCTTTGAATCAGGGCTTGCTTTTAGAAAGCGAAAGGCACAGACACTATTTTGCTTTTGATACAACAGAATTGCTCAAAGGTGATATACTTAAACGCTATCAGGCATATCAAATAGGTTTAGCAAATAATTTCTTACAGGCTGATGAGGTTCGATATAAAGAAGACCTAAAACCACTTGGCTTTAATTTCATACGCTTGGGCTTGCAAGATGTTCTTCTCGACCCGAAAACAAACACAATCTATACTCCGAACACAAATCAAACAACAATGTTTGGTCAGAATGTAAATCAACAGGTTGCTGATAGTATGATTGAGGAAACAGAGCAACGCTGGGACGGTCAGCCTCGTGATAGTGACGGCAGATTCGATAAAGGAAAAAGACGAAGATTAGTTCGTTCAGGAGCAAAGCGAAAAACCTTCGAAAAATCTTCTAGAAGACTTGAAAAGTCGGATAAGAATGATATAATAAAGTCAAGAGGTATTACTATTGGCAAAAGTGTTGGTGCTGCAGGAAAAAATTACCCTGTGAGACTTCCTAACGGAAATCATACAAAGCTTGCAGAAGGTACAAAAATAACTAAGGTTAGAGTATTTGCAGGTAAAGGTACTAATACACCAATAAGGAATAGATTTTATTTTGAATCTACATACAAAATAAAAGCTAACGAGTGGCAAAAAGTCAGAGGCGAAGGAACGGTAGTCTTTGAAGGGAAAAACCGAACTGCTGAACTTCATTGGTACGAAGCAGATGGTGAAAAAGTCGATATGAAAGTAAAGAGGTGGTTAGATGAAGGTTAGATATATTGGTGAAACTTCTCCAGTGTCGCTTACATATGGAGAAATTTACGATGTGCTTTCCGTTGAAAAAGAATGGTACAGAATTGTTGACAATAGCGAAGAAGATTATCTTTATCCACCTGATGAATTTGAAATAGTAGAAGAATAATTAACCGCTCCTTGAGGGCGGTTTTTCTATGGCTGAAAGGTGGTGATAATATGTATAAAGAAAAATTGCTATCTCAAATTAAAATTCTTGAAAATCTGCAAGAAAAATGGGGAATATATGATGTTTCCAAAACCATACAACTTAGCGGAGAGATTTTAAGACTTGCAAATAAGCTTGATGAGCTTGAAGAATACACGGCGACTGCGAATTTGGATAAGTCATTCGAGGAACTGTCTGAGGATAATCAAGAGAAAGTACACAGATTTATCGAAGAACGCTTCATAAAAAGAAACTAAGCACTCTGGAAAGGGTGCTTTTTTAATGCCCTGAGTATGGCTTAAAACTGCTCTATTTTTATACCCGAAGGTAGGTGAGAATATTGCAAATCGAAATCAGAAGTAACAATGAGGCTGTTATAAGCGGTTATGTGAATGCTGTTGAGCGCGATAGTCGCATAATGCCAAAAGGCAAGGGAGCAACTGCGGTACGAAGCTTTGTTGAGCGAGTTAGGGCAGGCACATTCGATAAGGCTATAAAAAGAGGAACGCCAATAGAGCTTCGCTTTAATCACGATAAAATAATAGGCGATACCACAAGTAACCTTGAACTCTATGAAGATAATATTGGTCTTTATGCGAGGGCAATAATCAGTGATACAGAGGTTATCGAAAAGGCTCAGCGTGGGGAGTTGCGTGGGTGGTCATTCGGCTTTATCGCAGAGGGCGAAACTTGGGACAAAGAGGGCGAGCTTGACAGACGAACGCTTGAAGACATTGATTTGAAAGAAGTTTCAATCCTCGACAAAACGCCCGCTTATTTCGGTACTTCGGTTGAAGTAAGGGGTGAAGAATCAAATGTTTTTGAAACAAGGGGAATTGCAGGAAACATAAAGCTTATCGGAAAAGAATCACCGAAAGCAAATAGTTTAGAAATCTATGAAAAAGAACTTGAAATTTTGAAAGAGAGGTAATTTATTATGAAGGCACTAATCGAAAAGAAAAATGCTCTACTTGACGAGGCAGACGCTCTCATCAGCAAAGCAAAGACAGAAAACAGAGCGTTTGAGGATAGCGAACTTAATCGCTATAATGAAATCAAAGCAGAGCTTGCAAGGCTCAATAAGACTATTTCAGCCGTAAAAGAAATAAGAGAAGCTGAAATTGACGAACCTGATAATAAAAAGAACAGTACAGAAGAAACCGAAACAAGACTTTTTGAAGCCTATATCCGTAATCCGAAGGCTGTTGAAACTCGTGCTGACACTAATCTCACCTTCGGTGCTAATGGTGCGATTATACCAACAAGCATTGAAAATAAGATTATTGATAAGGTGAAAGAAATTTGCCCTATTTTTGAACTTGCAACAAAGTATAATGTCGGCGGTACTCTTACAATTCCG